CACTCATTTGTTGTCGAGTTAGATTTTCACCTTTTTTCAAAGCATTTATACCTGACGATTTTAAAGCTGCCTTACTATCAAATCCTTGTGATAATTTTTTGGCTTTTGCTGTTCCTTGTCCTCCGAGTTGACTTTTAAATTCAGCTGCACTTCCTTTCATGCTTCCGAAACTATCTCCTATTCCTGCAGCAAATTTTCCTATTCTACTATTATCTATTTTTGCAGAGAGTTCATCAAATGCTGGAAGCACTGATTTTAAAAGTGTAGAAGCAAAAATAGCAAGTACTGCTACTGCTGATTTTATATTTTCGGTAAAGAATCCTGCAAGTACTTCTGCGATTGGAGTGATAAATTCCATTGCTTTATCTTTTAAATCAATAAAAGTTGCAATTAATTTATTAAATTGGTTAACGGGAACAGCATCTCCTACTGCTCCATATTTTTCTTCTGATTGGGTTAAAACTTCATTTAAAACTGCTTGTGATTTTTCAAAAGTGGTTAAATCTTTTGCAGATTTACCTATTGCTTGTGCATACTTTTTTGTAGCAGGTTCTAATCGTAGAATAATACCTAATTCATCGAGTAGTTCTGGTTCAGCTTTTGTAACACCTCGAACAAGACGATTAAAAGAATCTTCAAAATCTCTACCGAGTGCGGTTGATGCTCCTCTTGCTGCCGTTGCGATTGCTCCCATTTGATCTTCACTAAATCCAGCTGCTAACATTATTTGAGATGATTGTGCTGCTTGTCTAAAGTCTAATTGATGTCCTGTTGCTTCTTGTAAATTTTTTGATAAACTTTTTACCATAACTCCAGAGTTAGCAGCAAATGCTCTCATACCTTGATTTAATACACGAAAGTCTGCGGCTTGTTGTAATCCTCTAAATACAGCTCCTAATGCAAACATTTGAGCAGCTAAAGTAGCATACGCAGGCACAAGACCACCACTGACTCCTTGAGCCATTTTTGAAAAGTTTTTTGTGGTATTGGAAGATGCTTGAGCAGCACCTTTTAAGCGTCTATCGACAGTATGGGCAGATTTACCTGTTTGGTCTAATTGTTTACCTAAAGCTTTTGCTTGTTTTTTAGTAAGTTCAATTTCCTTGCCATCAACATTGATCTTAATTTTTATATTGTTTTTTGCCATTATTTTTTCTTAATATTTGCTGAGGATATGTGAGTATTCTTTCCTTTATTCTCACGAGCTTTTCTTTGTCGCTCTAAATCCTTATTCAATTTCATTGCGTATCTTGCTTCTATATTCTTCAAAAAATAACAAACTATTTGCTTATCGTCTACTTCCCAGACATCTAGTAAAGTTCCTAAAGCAGATAAGTCCTTTCCGAAATACGATCCACTCATTCCATCCCATCTATCGGGTAAAAGATCGTGCAATAAAAAAGCCACCTGAACTTCAAGGGGAAAATCCCCACGAGTTGGTGGCATTTCGTTCGGATCGGGATCTATACCTTTTTGTTCACATATATCTAAATATACGTCTAAAGATATCTGACCGTCTCTGTATGTTTCATCAAGTAGTTCTAAAACTTTTTCTACTTGACTCGAGTAAAATTTTCTAAATCACCTGTTACTTCTGTAACCCAAGTGTCGAAATCAGCTGCATTTTTCATCAGCGTTTCAGCGTTTTCTTGAGAGAATTCAAGTTCATCGTCGGGATTAAGACTACTAATGTCCACCAATAGAAGCTCTTCGAGGTAAGAATATTTTAAGCCTTTCCATCCTTTGATTACAGCTTTTACATACTCTACTAAAAATTTATCTTCATCTAATTGTTCGTCAAAAGCTCTTGTTTTACGATTAAACTTTTGAGATAAGCAACGATTTCGTAATTTTAGTAGTTCTTCTCTTGCTAAATAGCAAAGATCAACTGAAAATCCAGCCATTCCTGGATAGTCTACTGAAACTGTTTTGCTTGGAGTTAATAAACTCGCTAGTGATACTGATTTGTTTTCTTGTTCTGTCATTCTGGTTCCTGGTTAAACGAGGGGAGGGTTGCCCCTCCCTTCTAAAATTAAGTTACTGTTGGTCCAATAAAGATTAAATCTAATTCGTCCACAGCGTCAACTGAGGTTGGTAAGGCGTGGAAGTTTGTTTCCAAGCTTACAATATCTTCCATTGAATGTGTAGGTACTTCAAGATGGCAATTATTCATATTCATAACCATTCTTGGAGTATTTCCTGTTCCACCTACAGTAAATGTCAAATCAAATGAATTTGTTATTACTGAAGTAGATTCAATGAGATCCTCAAATAAATCTGCACTAGATGCACCAGATGAAGGAGTATTTAAGTAACAAGTAAAGTTACCTGATACAGAACGAGTTCCTGTAACATGTCCTAAAGGCTGGTTTACAATGCCTAGTGTTTCTGGTGTTAGGAAAGTAATATTATTTGAAATACTAACGTTTCCACCAGTTAATGTTAATGTATAAGTATCAGTCATACCTACATTTGAGAAAGTAAGTGTTGCTCCGTCTGCGATAGACATTGCTGCACTTAGTGTCAAAGTAGTGCCTGATATTGCAGATACAGTTGTGCCTGCAGTTACTCCAGTTCCTGAAACAACCTGTCCAACTTTGATTAATGAACTACCATTATCCAAAGTAACAGATGCAGAACTTGAAACTGCTCCGTTAACTGTGTCTGTTACAACATCATTAGTTAAGACTAAATCTGTTAATCTATTTCTAATAAAGTTGTTAGTATCGGCTGCTGCTGTTCCTTCATACTTAGTTGCAGTTGTCATTGAAGTTTCTTCAGTAATAATTTTACCAAATCCTGACCAGTTTGCTGTTGCAATACCGTCAATATCAAAATCAATTGAAACTTCATTTACAACACAGCCTTCTATCTTGTAAATAGTTGAACTAGCTTTACCACTGCCCATTTCAAAGAATAAGTCAAAGGTATCTAGTGCTACTTTGTTTGAATTTGTAAAAGCTATATTTGCGTCTGTGCCGTCAGCTGTTAAAGCTGTTCCAGATGCGCCTACTGCTCCACTTCCTGCTAAAGCATTCCATAGAGGCTCTTCAACCATGTGATGAGCTACTGCTGAATGTTCTCCGCCTGATCCTGCCCCACCAGATTTAAAAGGTCTGATGTAGGTTTGAAATGACCATTCTGCAGGAGCGTAAGAATCTGTAAACATTTGTCTCGCTCTTCTACTGACACCTGCTGCGGTTGCCATTTCGTTCAATGTAACTTCTGTTGCATTGGTTGCTTGAGAAAAACTAAATCCATCTAGTACTGGTATCTTATAGATTGCTCCTGCGCTATCAGTAAGGTGGACTAAGGTATCCCTCGAAAAATAAAATGTATCTGCCATTTTACATTCTCCTATTTTTGCTTTGAAAAGGGGTCAGCAAGACTTTTGTCTGCTTATCCGTTTTCATTTAATATTGAACTTCAGCTAAAACTTCGCCTATGCCCAATGGTTCTAAAACTCCTTCATCTGTGTCTACACTAAGTATACTTGTTTGTATAGTATTTACTGTAGCACCTAAAGGGTCTGTATAAGTTAAAGGGTTATTGCCCTCTAGTATTGTTTCTACATCTTCTAATAATTTTTCTAATGCTGTAACAGAATCTTCTTCATTTACATAGCAACGAAAAGTTAGAGTTAGAAATCTAAATTTTTGTCCTGCTCCCAAGTATTCTCTTCTTTCTGCTCCAGCACTAACATGTACTGCTGGAAATTCTAAAACTTCATCCCAGAATTTTATTCTGCCAGAGGTTTCTGCAATAGCACTTTTAAATTGTCCTGTGCCATCTACAGTATTTAATAGTCCAACATATGCATTTACTATGCTGCTTCTTCTAGTTGTATACTCTCTTGCTGCCATAATTAAACCCTTCTTGTGTAAAATCTACCAAGTTGTAGTTCTACAGCTATCTCCCTAATTGATCTATCTATTAGAGTTCTTGGATCTCTTTCTAAACTTGACCAAGGTCGTTTCCCTGTAGAAGTTTCATAAATTTGATAAGGATTTTTTTGGTAAGTATATGATACACTTGGAAATCCTTTTGCAGTTCTTTCTACATTAACTGCTCTTGTACTTGCAGCAAATCTTCCCGTTCTATTTTCTAATGCGGGAGGTTCCATGTTTCCTGCTACTTTTTCTGGTAATCTTGCATTTATTTGTTTCAGTAATTGCATAGGATTTACATTTGTTCTTCCTTTTGAACTTCCTTTTTTAGCTTTTACATCTGCTCTTTTTACACCGTCCATTAAGCTTCCAACTTTTACTATATTTGAAGGAGGTGTTGTATACTTAAACTTACCTGGTCTTGTTGCTCTACTTTTTTCTCTAAATGTTTCTTTTGTTTTCTTTCCTTTTACAAAAGGAGACATTGTCATGCTCGATAAGATGCTTTGTCGTACCATCTCTATAATCGGAGTTGAACTTTCTCCCTCTACTAATCTTCTAAGGCTATCTAAATCTTTTTCGAAAGCTGCTATAGCTTTTGCTTCTGAAAGAGCGCCTGTTTTCTTATCAAATTGAGTCGCATCTGCTTGGTTTGCTTTTGCAGATTGTAAACTTATTATAAGTACATAATTTTTTGTTAATTTTCCGTCTTTGGTAAAATTATTTGTATGATCTATATGTAGTTTTAAGTTTGCAAACTTAGGATCTTCAAATATCTTAACAAGTCTTTCTTTCTGTTCTGGAGATAAGTCAGGATCATCTAAAGCTGATTGTTTAATTTGTCCTGCTGTTAGTCCCGAGACTGGAGCTCCTATTTCTCCATGTCCTAATTGATATCCTGTTAGACCTTCTGCTTTTGAGCCTTTTGCTGCAGCTCCTCCAACCATTCTTCCTATAGTATCATCAGTTGCATCATTAAAGTACTTTTTATATACTTCTATTAAGCCTTTTCGTAAAGCTCCTTTTGATTTTGAACTTGCTAAAGCTTCATAGTTTCCTATTATGTAAACATTTGATTGAGAAGTTATGCCTGCTTTCTTTTTAAATGATATATCATTTATTTTTTCAAACAATTCTGCATGTCTTTCACTATTTTTTGCTCTAAATCTTTTATCCATAGAGCGTAAAACTTCGTCAATCTTTTTTCTAGCTTCTCTTTGGAGTTGGGTAGAGTTTGCTCCTTCTGGTAATCCTCCTAACGCTTTTATAATATTTCTTGTTTCTAAATTTATACTTTTGTTTTCTGTTATTACTACTTGTCCTATAAATTTTGTTACTTCTCTTCTTCTACCTTTGGGGCCAGTCATAGAGTCCATGGTTCCTAAAGCTCTACCTAAAAAGTCGTAAAGTGCCTTTTGTCCCATTAAATTATTACTCTATATAAATCAAGTACTCTCTTTATGTGATCTGGAAAGTCTGTATTATCTCGTACTCCAGATGTTCCTTGATTCTGTAATGTTGCTCCTGCTATTGTTCTTCGTTCTTTGTGTTCGTCTTTTAAGTAGTATGTTACTAAATCAAAAAGTGCTAATTTAAGGTCTTTTGGAGTAGTACTGTACCCTGCTCGGTATGCAATTTGTACACTACCCATTCCTTGTGGAAACGCTTTTTTTGTTCCACTCTTTGTTGTTCTAACTATAGAATCTGAAGCAAGATCTACATAGTATTCATAGTCACTTGTTGAAAGAGTTTCATATGAAGCTTCATATGTGCTTCTTTCTTTTACGGAAGTCACACTTATAAGTGGACTTTCACTGACGATCATAGTACTGGTAAAGTTGTCGTTAACTGAAAAAGTTTCGGTTTTATCACTACTATAATAATCAACAAATGAAGTACCGCAATACTTCTTGGCTAAATCACTAACTTGTGGTACAATAATATCAAGACGCTGATCATCCTTTTGACTGGCTAATCCTTCTGCGTTCTTATATTCTTGTACTGTTATTAAATCTGCCATAATTATTAAAAGTGTGGGGCGATTAAGGCCGCCCCACGAATCCTGTCTAAGCTTAAATTAAGAAGCTTTGTACATGTGTCCCCATTTAGAAGTAGCACCATCGATAAGATCGGTGAAGCCAATTCTTTGTGAAGCAACAAGCACTCTGCGTTGAGCAGCAACTTCGTAATCAGATTCCACGGTTACACCACGTAATCTTGGTAATACAAAGTTTCTAGGGTTAACAGCGATAGCTGCGAATTTAGCAGTTGCTGGAGTAGCGAACTCATCACATAATAGTACTCTTGATCCGAATACTTGTCCGATTTCACCACTTAGTTTAGTAGCCATGTCGCCCACTAAATTAGCATCTTGGAATTCTGGATCTTCTAGCAATTCGAAGTATGTTCGTTGTGAAACGACATAAACTACGTCTGCTGGGTTAACACCATATTTGCCCATATTTTTTCTCATAGAAAGAAGTTCTGCAGCTGTAACAGTATCAGTTGCGAAAGCAGTGGCTGACTGTGTATAATCACTGTCACCTCGTGCTAAGTGAAGTAGACCTTCAAAAGTAGCACCACTTGTTCCGTAAACACCATCAGCATCGTCACCAGCTAAGATAGCATTTTCGATACCTCTAGCGTGTGATCTTACCATAGACTCTCTAATTAAAGGAAGAATCGGTAGGATTGCATCTTCTTCAGTTTCATTACCTAAGTATGAAGTTGAGATTAATTTTTTAGTTGAAAGAGTTCTTTCTGTCATTGTGACACCAGTATAAGGTGATCCAACTCCGTCGCCTCTGGTATCTAAGTTACCATAAGGAGAGGAACCTGAAGCAGCTTGGCTAGAAGTAAATTCTGCATAACCTGCATCTGGTAAGATTGGGATAATCATATTCGCAGAAGTCATAGCAATTTCTCTAAATAGAGGAGCTAGAACTAATTCGTTTTCGATATCTCTTTCGATGTTTGTTGAAACGACTTGTTCAAAATCAGCAGATGAAACTTCAACACCTGAATGTTGATTTACTTTTTCCATCAAAGATTTTGCCATTGGGTTGTCCCATCCTCTACCAGTCGCTAGACCAGCAAATTTAGCGTCAAGAATGTCGCTTTCGAATGATTTTTTCCAATCGCCGTTACTTTGTCTGTCAGAGAAATGTCTTTTTGACTCACGAATATTCATGATTTCTTCAGACTTCTCAGCAAGTTGTGATTCAAGTGACTTAACAACACTTTCTAAGTTAGTGTAGTTTTCGTTTACTCTAGTCTCAACGTCAGACATTAATTTTTCAGCACCTGTTAATCCGGCTTGGATTACAGTTTTTTGCTCTTCCTGTTTTGCTTCCTCGGAGGCTTTTTGAACTTCGGCTTCGTCAGTTGCTTTTTGAGCAGCTTCTTCAGCAGCTTTCTGTTCAGCAGCTTTAAGTTCGGCTTGTTTCATTGCATATTGTGCAACTGCTTTTTCAGCAGCTTCAGCAGCAAATGACTCAAGATTAAACTCTGGGTTGCTATCAGGAGATTTATTTTCTTTTGACATATTTGTCTCCGTTTCTTTGGCTTTCGCCGTACTTGGCTGCTCAATTTCAACAGCGTCTGCTGAATCGTTTGAGTTAGCCGTATAAAAAGTGTGCTTATACTTGTTGTATTCTTCCATAGAATCAAATGACTTGCTTAGTCCAAAAGTTGCCCCTTGGTTGCAAGGTATTGATACAACAGAAACTTCAAAAAGCTCCGCGTCCTTTATTTTATATCCGTCAGTTTCAGTCATATAATCAGCGTCCTTGACTTTGAAACCAACAGAAAAAGCTCCAAGGACACCGTCTTTAATTAATTGTGTTACATCTCCAGCAGCTTTAGAAATCTTTGCAGATATTTCTAAGCCTTGGTCTGTAACTTTTAAATCTTTTGCTCGACCAATCGGTTTGTCGTAATTATGATTGAACAAAATAATTGGATTACCTTTATAGTTTTCCAATCCACCTTTTGTCCAAGCATCGGCTTCGATTATGTCGCCTGCTCTATCAAGAGCATTAGTACTAGCTGATCCTTTAATATCTACACCACCATCTTCGTTTTCGCCTAGTGATTTAAAAGTGCTAGTCCAATGATAAATTTTATTTGACATCTTTTTTCTCCACTTTCTTAGCAGGCGCTTTCGGTTTTGCTTTTGGTGCTGGAGAAGATTCTGGAGCTACTACTGCAGTAATTGGATGTCTTTTCTTCATGGCTGATAAAACTCTGCTCCAAGATCCAAATGCTCTTCTGAGCAAGTAATCTTTAACAGGAGCATCTGTACCATGACTTTTATAGGTTGCTAAATCCATAGTTTCGACCCCTTGTTCTACAAGAAAGTCAGATAATGCTTTAGCCATCATATTCTTTGTCATTTGTTTATTCCTCTTCGCTTGGGGCAGCCTCTTGAGGTCTACCTCCTTCTTCGGGATTTGCTGCTGAACCTGCTATATTAGCTGGAACTCTAGGAGTATCGAATCCATCAACTGGATCTTTTCCTAAAGCTTCTCTTGCTTCATTTGGGGACATAATCCCTGTATTTACAAGAGTAGCATAATATGCTGCTTGATCTCTTAGTTCTGGTTGCAAAGCAGGTATTCCTGTTACATCCTCAGATACTGCAAAACCAAAGTATCGCTCTAACGCATACCCTAATTTTCTTACGATTGGTAAAATTGTTTCTAAATAATAAAGCCTATGATTAGGTCTTATATTTGCATTATTACCGCCGTCTAGTAAAATGGGTGGTATTCCCATT